CTTTAACTAAATCAAAATCTTCAACACAATTTATATTACCAATTCCACTTAACTCATTTACAGAATCAACCAAAGTATTATCAGTTGTTAACCCAACTACCATAGAAGAATCAGTAGAAGTAGATTCTAATTGATAATCACAGAATTTCTTGAACCCTGAAGTATGGTTTGTTGCACTTACAACATCATCCCAAGTATCAAAATCAACTTTAGATTTTAATGAATAGGAGAAGTTCTGATAATATAGACTATCTTCTATTCTCTGCATGTTCTTATTAAGAACTCCAGAATCAGTTTCCCATCCATGAATTACTTCAGAAAATTCATCTAAAGTAAATCTAGAAGTATAAGATGTAATAGAAGAAGCAACTCCTTGTGTGTGGGAATTCTTGCCAATAATGGTTTCATTAATAACAAAATTATCACCAGAGGATATCTTTACAATACCATTATTCTTATCCCAACTTTCTACAATACCACTTGCTGAATTAGATGTAACTGTTTCTCCAGGAATATAATCTTTGGTATTAAGTACTATATCGAAAACAGGGAAATATTTTTCTGGAATTACTCTACCAGCAGAATTAAGAGGATCATAAACTCCAGGAACTTGTCCTGCAGGCAATACATCAGAAAGACTATAAGTTACAGTACCAATTCCACCCAAATTCGCATCAGTTGCTGTTACAGTAAAGAGTTTATAATCATAACCCTCAGAGTTATAATTACTTCCTGTTGAACCTAACCCAACACTAACGTTTTCAACTAAGATCTTATCTCCAACAGAGAATGGGAAACTATTAGCAGTACTAAATCCAACTGCCAACTCAAGAGTTACATCTTGAGTAGTGCTATTATAACTGATTGTATTAATTCCTACTCCAGCAGTATTATGTACAGGAATAATAGATGGGCGAGTATTACTTAATCCATATGTATTTTTTCTAATCTCTACATTAGACTTTCCAAGAGTATATTTTAGATCTACTTCTGTAACCTGTTTCTTAGTCTTTCCATCAAAAACAAGTAATTTGGGTGCTATAGAATATCCTCTACCAACAGAAGATATTCCAATTGACTTAAAGGTTGCTAAAGATTCTATTTGTACAATTTGAGGCAATCCTACACTTGGACTTAAAGTAGGATCTGATGAGAAATTATATCCAATATTTTCAATCTCTGTTTTTACAACCCGTCCGATCGTTGTACTAGAAGCAGAAACAATAGATCCCGATCCCAATTCAGAAGTAACAGTAGCAATTCCAGGAACCTCATAATAATATTGCCCACCATCCATCAAATCAAACTTAGATATAGCACCTAATGCTGATGGTGATGTAGTTTCATAATTCAACAAAGAACTAGTTCCTGCATAAGAAACTTTTTCTGGTTTTTTACTAACAGTATAAGTAAAGGAACTTGTAGTAGGAAGAGATGCCTCATAAGTTCCATTATACAAACTTTCTTTAACTTCTATCAAACTACCAGAAATAACATCAGTATCCACTACAACTTCTGATTTTGCTGCCGGAATATCACTCTCAAAAACAGGAACAAGTTTATAATATAGAATCTCTGGTATATTCTTATCTACCGTTAATACAACTTTAGCAGCAGCATCGATTCCAATAGTTCCACTCTTTTGAACTTCAAAGGTGGTGCTAGTAGAACTGGTATTCCATATCTCACGACAAGCCTGATCAGTATAGAAATTAAAATCAAAGGCAGCATAGTCTGTTCCTTGAACTGTATATGCCAAGGTAGCACTAGATACATCAAAGTTAACTGTAGAATCCTTATATACTTGTAATGGTGGATTTATTAAAGAAATAGTTCCTGCAGAAGCAGAAGTTATATTAATAACAACAGGTTTTGCTAAAGTTGCATCATAATAAGTCTTAGACAATTTAAACTTATCATTATCAACTCGTACTATAAAATAAATTCCATTATCTACTAATCCAGCTGAAGGAGTAGTAGCAGTATGAACAATCTTTTGTCCTGTACTAAATCGATTATCTGCAATACTAATCGTATTATAGGTAGTATCTACATTTCCCGCAACAAATGTTTTTGGGTTAACCAAAAGACGACGATTATAATCATTATAGGTAACTACAACTGTTGTAGATATTCCGGGACTTACTGAAACCTTAACACTATCATTAGTTGTTAATCCATGAGTACTTGCTGTTGATACAGTTACAAGGTTTCTTGAAATCTCTCCAGTGATTACATCATAGTTAGTTTTAAAACTATGATAAACTCCTGTTCCTATTCCAGTAAAATATAAGGTGGTGGAATTTTGGTAAGTACTTGATATGCCAACAAAATTACCAGTTGAACCAAGACCCACTCTAACTGTAGATAAACCAATTAAATCATCACTTATTTTTGCCGCATATAAAGTTGTTTGATTTGCTACTGTAGTTCCTATTCCAGCACTAGTAAATTGAACAATAAGACCAGATCCACTATTGGGTGAATAAGTTAATTGATCACCAGTTTTTAATTTATGATTAGGAATATAAACAGATTTTGTAGGAATAAAGATTTCACTTATTCCTGTTCCTGGATTAGAGAAGGAAATAGTTGTACCAATACCAACTGCAGCAGTAGTTCCTAATCCAACTGATTCACTAGGATTAAAATAAAGTTCTTTATTAACTGTATAAGAATAACTTGTCTTAAATCCAGCATTTATTGTTATTAGTCTAGAATCCTCATACAAAACTGTTGTAGCACTATGAGCCGCACCCACAGTACTACCAGTTCCAATACCTCTAATAACTCTAACCCTTGATAACTTAGGTTCTATGTTCAGTATCTTAATCGTTTCATCATCAAGTTTGAATACATCATTCGATCTAATATTTTTTACTTGATAATAATCAGCAGTAGGATAAGAAAGATTTCCATCCAAATTAATATAAGTAACAATTCCAGTTGCACCAATAGTTCCTATACCGGTTGTAGTGGTTCCAACGCCTGCCACAGAGAACATAGCAGTTGTAATCCCTGCTTTATAGTACCCACCAATCTTAGATGATGTAGTAGATAGTCCAGAAATGTTAATTGTTTCGTTATTTTTAAAATTATGTGGGTCAGAACAAACAACAACATAATCACTCCTATTCTCTCCCGGATAAATTTCAACTGGAGTAATGGTACTTGAAGCAACACTAATATTATTAATTACCTTACCATCAATAAATGAAACATTTGCTGCTGCTCCTGCTCCATTACTAGCATGAGGGGGATTTAAAAACTCTATAGAATCCCCAACTTTATAATTATCTCCACCTGTCTCAATTCCAACCGCATCAACCCTACCAGCTTCTACATTCTTAATTCTTGCAGTCTGTTTTAATTTGTTTGGTATATAAGCATATTCATATTGAACTTCTCCATCCATTAAATTATATGGCTCAGTATTTCTAAGCCATGGACTACCAAATCTAAATTCCTCTTGGTTAGAAGATACTCGGAAGTTAAAATTATTTGGTGTTGAATAATAACTCTCACCAACTAGATACGGGAATACTGGTTGCTTATAATTGGCAAATGGTCCTGCAGATGCTGCTTGAGTACTATCAACTGTAGCAAAATATGCATACGTCCCTTCTGGGAATTCTGGAGTGATACCAAATCTACCATTATTCTCATCAAGAACATCCTCATCATTTAATTGAGAATATGAATAATCTTCAACAAAGAATCCCGCAGGGAAAGGAGGTCTATCTGATGCTAAAGAAAGTTTGTAACCCGATCTCATTTGAGCTACAACACCACCTTCCTTAGTTTGATATCCAAATGGTCCATAAATGGGATTTCCATCATATGCCCATCCAATAATAGGAGAATGATTTCTGGCAGCAACTTCAACACCATCTTGTCTTGTTAAATCATTTTCACCATATATGATTTTTCCTGTTTGGTCTACAGAATATACACTTTCTCTAAGTTTTCTAGGTGCATATAAATGGCAATATTCTAATTCAAATGCATCATTAAGACCTTCAGAAATAAATCCATCATCTTGAGTGAATTCTTCAAAATGCCTCTTAACCAAATCTATACGCCAATTTTGCAGATTGGGTTTAAGTACTGCTCCATCTCCTGGGAAGATAGCATTAACTGTAGTATTATCTTGAGAATAACCTGCACCACCATCAACTACCTTAATAGCAGATATAGTATTATTAGTAATTACTGGTACAACAACAGCACCAATACCACTTCCATTAACTATAAGATCTGGTGGAGAATTATATTCCTTACCAGAACTCATAACAATTACTTCATCAATCTTTCCGTCAACAATTATGGCTTGTAATTGTGCTTCATCACCAAAAGATAAAGTAACGAGTGGATCCCTTATATAATTAATAATTTCAGAGGAACCATACCCAACACCCTTATTAGTAAGAGATGCTCCTGTTATTTCTCCTCGGAATATTGGTTGAACCTCAGCTTCAAATGTCTCAGTACCTATTGAAGATATTCCTACTCTTCCCGTCAAAGTTACTGAAATATCTGGATATTTAAATGTATTTGTTCCTATACCAGGATTATCAAAATCGATATATTGATTTGTTCTATAATAGAAATCTTTATTAGTTGATCCTAAACCAACAGCAGATAATTTAAAATTATTATTATCTACTTTTGTAAGATAATAATCATTCCCATTAACAAGTCCACCCACCTCTAATCCGGTAGAAGAATAATTAACAACTTCTCCAGAGTCATATCCATGATTTACAAATTCAATCTTATTAAGAGAGGTACTAACACCTGCTGTACCCACAACTCTCTTCTTATATGAATAACCACTACCACCGCTAATTATGTTAATCGCATCTACTACAGATTTTTGATTATATGACTTTAAAGATTGTCTACCAACTCCATAAGAAAGTAATGAAATTGTCGAAAGACCTGTTTGAGCATCAATTTGAGTTGGATGAAGTGAAACTTCCGTATTGCTTATTGCATTAACATAATAAGAAGCATTAGTAGTAAGTCCACTAATACCTTCTTGATCATTAGTTACATAAATTACTTGTTCTGCATTTTTAAACTTATGATAAGTACTAAACCCAATTGTCGATAAAGTAGTCCCCACTCCAACAGCACCACCAATAATTTGAGCATCAAAAGTGGCTTCATGACTAATCAATTTTGTGGTTGCAACCGCATTTGCTCCAGAACCATTACCACCCGTAATAGTTACTATAGGAGTATCTTGATAATCAAAACCAGGATCCAGAATTCTAATTTCTTCTAAAGAACCCGTAACATCTACATGTCCCGTAGCCCCTGTACCAACAGAATCAGAAATTTTAAGAAGTGGTGGATCTATTATGTCATAATCAGATCCTGTAGCAATAACTTCAATATCATCAATCTGACCATAATAAATCATATCAGGAGATTTATAATTTAGAATTTCAACTCCGTTTATCAAAATTCCAGTATATCCAGAAGTAGTAGGAGTTAAATTTCCATCATTCTTTGGTGGAAGTATTTCTCTTACGAGTTTCTGAGATGCAAGTGTTTTATTTTTAAATTCAAATGGTTGTACTTTATTATTAGTTACTACAGTAGATTCAATAGAAACGAATGAGGAATTAGAAATATCAGTTCTACTTTTAGCAAATTGAATAGTTGATGAATTTATTCTCTTTACAAAATAAAGACCTTCATCAAATAATTTTGTACCCTCTACAACCCTACTTGCAAGTGTCCCGCCAGCAGTAAAATAATTCTCTTCAATCTTTTCTGGAATATAATAAACCTCATCTCCCGTATAGAATCCATGATCTTTATCAGGAGATATCTCAAATTCAGTTCCACTAAATGTTCCTGATATAATAACAGCTTGATCGGACGCATTGAGTGGTTGTGCATAATATGAAGGAATTGAAGGAGAAGCAACTAAAAGATCTGATGTCCCATTTACATTATATACATTCTGGACATTAGTGGTATATTGTACCGCTGCAGGGAAAGTATTGGAGTTAGTTTTTAAAATATTTCTCTTAATTGTATAAGTATCAGCAGTATCAATATCTCCCTGACCTCTTATAACAAAAGATTTAGCATCTAATATTTCTATTATAAGAGAACTTGCATAGGTCCCTACTGAACTACCAATAAGAGTAACAGAATCTCCTATACGACAAGCATTTTCTGTTTTTGTATTAATCCGATACGATCTATCCGAAGCATTAACTAACGAAATACTAGTGACATTATAAATTGGTGCAATATTATAAAACCAGTTCTGTGCTCTAAAACTCTTATCTGCAACACCTAAGGTTTTAATTTTAGCAGTATCATTAGTATTATAATAACGAGTATTATTAGGATAGATAAGCTCCCCTAATACTGAGTTAATTCTTACTGTAATCTTTTCTGTTTGGTCATAGAAACTATAACCATATGCATAAGTATTAATCCCAACATTTGCTGCATTTAAAACTCTTTTTTCTATACCCGAACATCCAAAGAACTGAGTTAAATTCTTAGAGGTATATGAAACAACTCCTATAGTATTATCAAGATAATCTATTAATAATTCACCAGTAGTAGAGAATCCTACAGTTGAATCAACATCTAATGATGTAGTTCCAACAGATACTTCACCAATTACCTGAGTTTTAGGGTGAACAGTAAAACTTCCATATAAAGCACCATCAACTCGCGCATCTCTATTATATCCACCATCTATACTAAGCTTATAGTAGGTTGTTCCATATCCAGGGTTAATTTCTTCTATAGAAGTAATAGGAGCATATCCTTTCCCGATATTGTCACTATAAGCATCTTGAAATAAAGTAGCATGTAAAAGATTAGCAGGATTCCCTTCAATTGATTCAACTACAAGATCTTTAGTAACGATATAATGAGCATTAGAAGGAGTAACCAAGAAATCGCCCGGTCTCACTATATTCACATCTTCATCATATAATGCCTTAAATAAAATTTCAAAAGAATGATCGGTTCCCTTACTTAGATAAAAATCTTTAGCTTGTTTTATAAAAAGATTCTTATTTAAGTCTTTATGTAAATCTCTCTCTTCTAATCCCGGTAAAAGTTGATATTTTGTCTTTAATAAAAATTCTTTAAGAAATAAGCAACTTAAGTTTTGAACAGGTGCTGTATAGGCATGATCTTCAGCATCTGTTGAATTAAAGACTAATTGGTCAGTTTCAGTTTCTGCTCTATAAGAAGTTATACCACTAAATCCTCTAACACATCCAGTAAAGGATGTTTTAGTCTTTGAAGTATATGTAATTATCTCATCATCAATCTTTAACAATCCATAAGAATCTGGAAATCCAGTAGTTCCCTCTGGATGACTAATCATATCAACATCAATAGTTGTTGTATCAAATCCAATATCAGTTCTTAATCCTACCGTTTCAGTAAGATTAGTTGTCTCATCTAGTTTAATATATTGATCAATATTTTGAATAAGGTCAATTGGACCACTTTCAAATTCCTGAGCAACATAATACTCCTTCAGAAATTCTGAAATTAAAGGATATTCGTTCCTTACATACGCAGGCAGCTGGTTCTGAACGATGTTACTGAACTGGATTCTCTTTTCTGCCATTTTATGCTCTTACTAGTGCGCCGTTAGAGTAGCTGGAAGTTACAACGTAATTGGATGCTGCTGGATCTAATCCTGAAGAGATCTCATCAACAATTGTTTCAAAGTTACTTGTACTTATATCTAGTTGTAAATATAAGTCCTGTAATCCGACAACATCATTAGATGAAGGACATGCGGATATTTCAATAATAGATTGACCATCCTTAAATTTACCAGATTCAATAACAATAGGATTTAAGGTTACAATTCCATTTTCATAATCAATTGTTCCAACATTTCGTCGAATGATTGTTGGAGTCGTTGAATTTACCGAAGGAACTGTAAAGAAGAATAAAGATCCTGATGTCCTATTGGTATTAGGAACATCAGAAATATAAACACTCTCAGTAATTCCACTTATACTAAAAGCAGACGATTTAATGTTATATCCATTCATACTCTTAATATGGAACTGATTACCAAATCCAACTTGATATTCTGCAGCAGAATTTAACACAACTCTCAAATCCCTTCTCATTTGAATGGTTGTAATGTTAGATGTTACAGAATCGTTACTATCATCAATAATTTTTAAGAATTTACTATATTTGAACCTAGCACCATACTTATTCAACTCAGTAGACTCTGCATACTTAAGTGCATTAGCCTGGACTACACTTGATACATAAGCACCATTAGGAGCAAGGTTAGAATTGTAATATATCTTAGAATCTGCCTCAAGATAGAGATATTTCAAATCTAGAATCTCAGGAACAATTCCAGCAACCGCATATTTCTTCAATTTCATCTTAATATTCTCTTTCATCAGATTTGGCAAGAAATCTCCACTTCTTGGCTTAATACTGATAAAAACTTTTCCATATTGAGGAGGAACTAAGTCTTCTCCACCAAAAACAGTAATAGATTCCGTTTCTGGGTAAATTTTTGCTGGAATTAGCGTTTCATAGTCATTTGCACTAACTGCTCTGTTTTGAGAAGCATAAATTCGAGGTGCAAACTTCTTAACTGACTCAACTGCCTCAATTTCTTCACCACCTGACGAAGAAGTGCCTGTTGTGATAAGAGAAACACCCGTAGTGACGTTATAACCTAAAGAATTGCGACTATATGACAATCTACCCGAAAATGCGAAACTATTAACGCCATTTGCAGCATCACCATCAGAAACAATATAATCTACTGTAACAAAATTACCCTCTTCGAGTGCTTTTCCGAAAATACCGTCTCCAAAGAAGATTTCATACCTCTCATCTTCAATTTCTTGTAAAAAATAGACTTTTGAGTTAGAATCAATATCAAATAGACTATCTTGAGCACTATATTTAACAGATGATGTTGCTGATTCGTTTGCTTTTACAGTAACAGTGATTAAATTGGTGTCAATCCCAACATTTGGTAAAATAAACCGTTGATCAGGATTTCTACGACTATATGTAAAGGTATTTGTTAAAAGAGTACCTTGAGAAATGGGAATTTCATCAAAATTAGCAATTGCATCATAAACTGGAACCGTAATATCCTCTAAAATACAGAAAACGAAAGATTGGTTACCGAAAGAACCTTGTGTACGTGCCACAGGACCCTTTCTAAGGGTTAGGGAAGCAGGTGATGGTGTGATTGCCTCTGTATTAACAAAGAAGTTGACTGTAGCGGTTGATGCTTTCCTTGACCGTGGTGTATATCCAATATTTCTTGCTAATGAAACTACATTTTCCCTTAAAGTTGCACTGTCAATAAAAACTTCATTCGTAACCATATTGGCATTGTATGAAGTGATGTAAGTGTTGTATGCCAATACGTCAAGTATAGATGAAAGGTTAGACCCTTCAAAATCGTAATCTGTAAAATTACTATTTGCTTGTAGATAATCTCTTAAAGTCGTTTTGACTTGAGCAAAATCTAAATTGGAAAAAT